CCAGAATTTCCCGACCTGCTACCAACGAAAATGCACGATTAGCCATTTTACCGCTCTGGGTTAGTTATTCCGGCACTTGACGGAATTCCCCTTTACCTTGCCAGATATTGCCAGAAATACAACTAACGCCTTTGCATTATCTCCCTGCCTCTACCGTTATTGCCTTCAATAGCCGAGCGGGTTTTCTGTATATGGTCATAACTACTGATATTCTGACCATGTACTGCAACGGTAGAAAAGGTACCACTAACGGAATCTGCAAAGGCTAAAACTAAGGCGTCTGCTCTATCTGGGGAAGCTACCCCTCTACGCCTAAGGGAGTCTTTACTCTCCACCTTAAGTAACCCCCGCTCATTCGTCTGGATACGTGGCATACATAGCTGGGCAATTAATTTAGCGTCATTCGGAATACTGATACAATCGTCTAAATCAATCTGCTCCCCTTGTAGATACCGATACGAATTCCAGAAACGTAAACGCAGATTCCACCATAATTCTGCCTTTAGATTAGCGAATCTGGAACGGGCCTGCCTATCGGTGGCATCTGCATAGCAGGTATTAGTCGCTGGCATACCCGTATTTACGCCCATAGGGGTAAAGCGTAAATCAGTCCTGGAACCAAAGGCACCGGTAACACCGGCACCGACTCCGATGTTGTCGAAGCGTACAACGCTCGCTTTTGCCCCTGTAGCGCGTTCTGCCACGATACCAGCGCTAGACACTGGGTCGCGACCTCGCCACGCTTCTAGGGCTATTACAGACGGTCCCTTACGAATGACTAGTACAGACTCATTATCCCCAGCGTCTGCAACGTCGAACCCTGCCACGATAGTACTATTTTTGCTCTCAGGGAATTCTAACCCGATAGCAGCCCTAATCCAGTCGTTAGGGATGATTACATCATTAGCACCGCCTGAGTAATCAATATCCACTTCCCTAGCAGTAATTATGGGTCCATTCATTCTGAGGTAATTATCTCGCCATTCTGGGGATTTCCGAGGGTCGTCCTGCCAGCTAATTCTAAAATGGGGGATATTGTCATCGTGTACCAGTTTATAGAATTCCGTATCTGGTCCGGTAGCAGTGGACGCAAATAGTACTGTTTTAGAGTTATCGGCTACTGCCGCCCTTACCTGCCCTGCTCTGGGCATAACTCCGAATTCATCCAGAAAATAAAAGGATGAACGTCCACCACGCCCCATTTCTGGTCCTGCTTCCCCAGTAATACTGCTACGCATTTCTGGGTTAATTAGACGTGCATAATTACGGTGGGTTTTCATTTCAAACCCTACAGGCCGTAACCAGTCGGGTAGCATTCGGATAATATATTCCAGCTTCCAGAATATTGATTTTGGGTCATTTAGCTTATCCAGCAAATCTGCCTTACGGGAACCTATAGCACCTGCCCAGCCTGGTACGGTTAACCAGCGCCAAACGTAATAGGCTGCTACTAACCACGTAACCCCTACGTCACGCGATTTATCCACTACCCCATTATCTGGGGTTTCCTCTAATACCTTTACCCAGTCCAGAAATGCCGACTGCTTAGGCCAGAGAATTAGTGGTAAATCTTTTGGGGTGGTTCCTTTATTTCTGGGGTCATAGGTCCAGACGAAATCACTAACAAAAAGCTGCAACCCAGAATCCCTGTTCGCCAATGCGCGTTTAGTGATATTTCTGGAACGTTCATCGGTAAGTTTACCAGCAAGGTAAACCCTCCTACGGATTTCACCACTAATTGCAGCTGCCCATTTTTGTTCGTTGTCATTCATCGTGGTCCGGTAATTCGGTTATTTCAATTTCCGTATCGCTATTATTCCCAGAGGTAGAGGGAATTACCGACGATGTTAAACGTCGATATTCGGATACCAATTCGGAATCACTCAGGGCAGAGGCTTTATCTGCTAGCTGTAGGTATTCAGATTTGCCCCCATTCACTAGCGTTACCTGGGCGCGCTGCTCTGGCATATCTGCATATTCCTCCCTCAGGTTTCGATTCACTACATCGATAAGCCTAGCCATTTCCCCAGCGCTGGCTTTATCGAAATCAAACCGCTGTAGGGTTTCACCTATGCGCCGCTGGGCAGTGATTAGAACCGCTCTACGTAGCTTACGGGCCTTAAGGCGTTCGTCTGTCTCTGCTTGCCAACTAAGGCGCTCTATATGCGTATCAAACGCCTGAGCACGTTCCTTCCAGTTATGGGAAGCTGCTAACTGGTAGAACCAGCTACCCGCACTCCCTACGTCAACCTTACCGGTATAGCGCCTAAAGGCCACTACGATGTTACGTTCTACCGCTGCAAGGTCCCTATAAACGCAGAATGCAGCATACTGCTTTTCTGTTTCACCATCCAGGCGTTCCCATAAGTAAGCGCCTTCCTTTAGCCTTCCGGGCTGTATCTGGTATTCGAGTTTTTTTGACATAGGTATTGAAAAAGCCCTAAAAAAAGTGTATGGGGGGGTTGGGTTCCAGTAGGGGGGGGCGAATCATGAGGTACTAAATCAGTTAAGTAGTCCTATTAGCTTAGTTGATTAAATATATAACGCGCGCGCGTATGCGCCTGCGGCGGGTAGTAAATCAGGTGGATTTGGGGTTTTGGGTTTCCGTAAAGGATTTACCACTACTTTCCAGAATAGCTGTTTTCCCTGTAAAATCCTGCCAGCGCTTAATAGTCATATCCACGTAGGCAGGGTTAATTTCAATCGCTATGCATTTACGACCTGTCATTTCGGCTGCTACAATAGTGGTACCGCTTCCAGAAAAAGGGTCGTAAACGTATTCCCCGATTTTACTGTTATTTTCGATAGGTCGTTTCATGCACTCAATAGGTTTCTGAGTGCTATGGCCTGTATCGTTATTTTGCCTTTTCGGAATCTGCCAGACGGTGGACTGGGTTCTATCCCCATTATAGTGTCCGGTTGCCCCTTTTCTCACTGCGTACCAGCAAGGTTCATGGTGAACGTGATAATCCCCCCTGCCGATAATAAACTGATTTTTTACCCAGATAATATGATTTCTAGCTACGAAATCACACGCTTCCAGAGAAGCTAAAACCGTTGCCTGTAAGGCTCCCTGAGCGTGCCAGACGTAGGCAACGTTACCGGTGAATAATGCCCATGCATCCTGCCAGTTAGCCTGGTTATCGTTTTCTACGATTCCAGACGACCTAGCGCCATGGGTATTATCCAGTGATTTATCCCGCCACGAAGGGTCATAATTATCCATATATCCCCTAATTGAGAAACAGGGGTTTCGATTTCGGCTGGAATATCCTCTGGGTCGGTTAGTCCCTCGGTAGGCAGGTTTTCTGCCTCAGTAATCAATTTCCTGATTTCCTCTGAGTCAAACCCCAGTGATTCAATATCGAAATCATCCAGCTGCAAATCCATGATTTCAAGCGCTAGCATGGATTCATCCCAGCCGGAATTAAGGGCAATTCGATTATCTGCCAGAATATAAGCACGCCTCTGGGTTTCCGATAAATGGGCAAGCCTAAGGCAAGGTACCTCTGCCAAGCCTAATACCCTTGCTGCCATTACCCGACCATGCCCAGCAATAATGCCATTATCGGAATCAATTAGGACAGGGTTAGTAAACCCGAATTCCTTTATGCTACCTGCTATCTGGGAAACCTGTTCATCGGAGTGCGTTCTAGCATTACG